GCCCTGCCCGACGGCCGCCGCGGTGCAGGGGCTCGGGGAGGGCTCGTGATCGAGGCCCGCTACTCCGGCCGCTGTCCCGACTGCGGCGGCATGTGGGAGCCCGGGGATCTGATCTGCGGCGCCGACAACGCCCTGCCGCTGGAGCGGCGGCGCCGTCCGACCGTGTGGCGCCACGTCGCCTGCCCCGACGACGTGGACACCACGCCGACGCACCCCGTGTGCCCGACGTGCTGGCTCACCCATCCGGAAGGGGCGTGCGACCGGTGACGACCCGCTGCCCCACCCACGACGTCGCCCAGCCCTGCAACGGCTGCCTGGCCGACCACCACGCGGGCGAGCACATGGCCCACCCCGAGCCCGACTGCCCCCGCTGCGCAACTCCACCCGCCGAGATCGACGCGGCACAGCTCGCGGCGGCGGACACGACACTGACCGACCCCGAAGGAGACCCCTCATGAACAGCACCATGATCCACGCCACCACCACCGTCGTCTCGAACTCCACGGAGCTGGAGGTCCACCTGGAGCAGGTCTCCGAGGACTGCCCGTTCGTCTTCGCGGTCGACATCAGCGGCCGTCCCTGGATCCTGGCCCCGGACAACGAGGGCGAGACGTTCGCGGTCTCGCACCTGACCGAGGAGGACGTGCGCACGCTCGACGCGACGGTCCGCCTGGCCGACCTCGACTACCCGGTCACCACGCTGATCTCGGGCCGCATCCCCACCGGGACCGACCAGTGACCGCCGCCCAGACCGGCGCCGAGGGCGTGCAGGGCGAGGTTACGGCGGCGGTGCGGCGGGCGGCGGAGGCGCTTGCCGAGCAGACCCCGTTCAGCGGGCCGTCCGATGAGGCGGTGGCACGCGTGGCGCTCGACGCCGCGCTGGACATCGAGGAGATGGCTCGGGTGCTGTTCGAGAGCGTGTCCGAGAACAGGGACTGGGAAGCGCGGAGCGAGCACGTCCGCGAGTACTGGCGGGACTACGCACGGGCCATCCGCGCCGCGATCCTCGGAGGTGCGTCATGAGCCCCGACCAGGTGCCGGCCGAGTGGGTCGAGCTGGCGGCACGGGCCCTTCGCGACGAGCAGTGCACCGGTCGCGACCACGGCACCGACGCCTGCCCGGACCGGCACTGCCGGGACGACAGCGTGCTGCCGTGGTACCGCGACAGGGTCCGGGAGCCGCTCGCTGCCGTGCTGCCGCTGCACGAGGCGGCGGTGCGTGCCGCGGAGCTGACCGAGGCTGCTGACGAGCTGGAGTGGCAGATGCGCGACGCGGGCGAGGGTGGCTCGCTGGGCAACCGCAGCTCGATCCACCGCCGGGTCCTGAACTTCCTGCGATATCGGGCGGCGAGCGTCACGAGCATGGCCGCCCGGCTGCGGGGCGTGGGTGGGGAGGGGGCGTCGTGAGCGACCTTGAGTGGACCCGCGCGGTCAGTAAGCACCAGCACCACCCGCCGCGCCCGTGCGACCGCCCGTGGACCGCGCTGTGCCAGTCCGACCACGACATGGGCGACGGCAACTGGGCCCCCCGCATCTGCTGGTCCACCGACCACCCCACACAGCCCGAAGCGTGGGCGGCCCTGGAGGGGCACCTCCGCGAGGGCGCCTGTGACCCGAACCGAGACCAGTGGTGGGACCTGCCCCAGTGCAAGAGACAGGCCGAGCACGAGCACCGGTGGGTCTCGAACCCCACGCTCGGCGACCGGGGCGGGTTCGCGATCCAGTCGTGCACCGGGTGCACTGCGACGCGTGAGGAGCCGTCGTGAGGGCCGGCGAGATGCCCCCGGCGCTCAGGGAGGCGCTGACGGGCATGGTCAGGACGGCCGCGCTGGCGAAGGAGGCCGCGGACGACCTTGCCGCCGCCACGGGCTGGAACCCGGACGAGGTGGCGGCCAACCTCCAGGCGCTGCTCGACGCCCGGTGCTGGAAGCGCATCCCGCGGTGCTTCAACGGCTGGGCGACCGGCCTCTGCGCACGAACTGGACGACACGAGGGCGATTGCAGCCCGTTCCGCGACACGAAGGGAGCCACGCGATGAGCGAGACCAAGCCCTACCACGTCGAGTGGGCGACCACCATCAACGGGCGTACGGACGGCCAGTGGGACTTCCACGAAACCGAGCAGGAAGCCCGCGACGCGCTGGGCCAGGGCGACCGGCTGTTCCGCGTCGAGTGGACCGAGGAGGAGCGATGAGCGACGAGCAGACGAGCGGCGGGGAGGTGGTGCGGGTGCAGTGGCGCCGCGCAGATGGCACCACGGGCGAGTACACGGGCCCTGTCCGAGACCTGGGGCACGGCATCCCGCGCCGCGACTCCGGTCCTGGCGTCCGCCGAGCCGTGTTCGACCTCGCATTCGGCTATGTGTCCGGCTTCCCCGTCCGCGACATCCTCGCCTTCGTGCTCCGGAGCTCGTTCCGGGAGGGGCCGGTGCTCGAAGCGACGGCCGAGGAGGTGCCCGACGACCCCCAGGACGCACAGAACCGTGCCCAGGACGGACGCAGCCGGGTTGCGGCGGGTGGTGGGGGGTCGGAAGGCGCTGAGGGGGATCCGCGGGCCGCCGATTGGTGCAGCCAGTGCGGCAAGCCGTACGCCGAACGCGCATGCGGCCCGACGCACGCCGTGATCGCCGCCGGGAAGGAACTGGGCACATGACCGCCCCGACCCCGCACGTCGTCACCGTCGCGGAGCACACCGTCTACGAAGCGGTCTGCGCCACCTGCCCCTGGGTGTCGGACGGGCACCTCGACCCGGACTGGGCGGCGATGGTCAAGAAGCAGCACGAGCAGGGTCACGCGGTGGCCCGGGAGGAGGGGAACTCATGACCCCGCGCTACATCGTCCTGCGCACCGACGTGGCCGAGGACATGGACCCAGCCGTCCCCGTCGTGGGGTACGTCAGCGTCGAGGGCGGGGCGCTCGTGTTCCGCAATGGTGCCTTCGCGCCACCGCACCTGATCATCGCCAGCGGGTCATGGAGTGACGTCTGGCTCGACACGAAGGAGGCCCCATGAGCCGACGGCACGCCCGAGCGGTCGCCCCGATTCCCGCCCGCGCGCACGATGGGATGGACCGCCTGAGCATCCTCACCACCCGCGCCAACCTCCTCTGGCTGGCCAACCACCAGCGCGACGTCGCCGCCCGCGAAGCGCAGCAGGGCCGCGCGTTCTCCGGCATGCCGGTCTACCGGTCCACCGAGCCGTCCCTGCCCGGCGTCCTGTCCGGCCCCGACCTGTCCGGCGACATCGCCCGCGAGCTCGACGCCCTCGTGCAGCAGCTCATGGACGCCGTGCCCGACTGGCAGCCTGACCCGCACGAGACCCGGCGGTGGAAGGACGCCGCCGGCCGCATCGAACAGGTCTGCGAGACGCCACAGGACGCCCTGGCATGGTGGGACACCGCGTCGGCCCTCAGGACCCGCGCAGAGCGCGCCCTGGGCCCCGCAGCGGCCGGGAGGTTCATGGGCTGGTGCGCCGTCCCCGGGTGCGACGGTGGCATTCGGCTCGCCGACGACCAGGACGCCACCACGTGCCCTGAGTGCGAGACGTTCGTGACCCGGGAGCAGCAGACCGCGTACGTCGTCGAGGCCCTCGGCGACAGGCTGATGACGCTCTCCGAGCTCGCCACCGCCCTCGTCACCGTCCAGGCCGAAACCCCGTGGCGCACCCTGCAGACCTGGGCGCGGCGCGGGCAGATCACCGAGCACGAAGACGGGTCCGGCATGTACCCGTTCGAGCAGGCGTTCACCCGGGCGGCACGACGCGCTACCCGGGTCCGAGTGGAAGGATCGGCAGCATGATCATGGACCCGCAGACGTCCCGGAAGTTCGGACAGCTCGTGCTGGAGGCAGCGGGAGCCGAAACCCGGCACGTGCTCGCCGACTCGGTGAGCGTCGAGATCGACAGCAGCAGCGACACTGCCCGCGTCACGTGGCAGTGCGTGGGCACGATCTCGCGCAAGGACCTGGCCAGGATCGCCCAGGAGGCGCAGGCATGAGCGCCGAGACCGAGTACCTGCTCGCCCGGTACGCCGAGGACGAGGCTGTCGCGCGCGAGGTCCAGGAGAAGGTGCGGCCGAACGACCGAGGCCGCGTCGACTACTACGAAGACGCCTCTGGATCTGCCGCCTCGATCATCTGGGACGTCGACTACGACCAGGGCGGGTACACCATCACGGCGGCCCGCGCCCTCGCCGACATCGCGGCCAAGCGGGCGATCGTCGGCATCCTCGCGGAGGGCTGGCCTGACGAGGACCGCTACACGATGGGATGGCAGGACGCTGCCGATGTTGCCGTCAAGGCCCTCCTCCAGCCGTACGCCGACCGCGAGGACTTCGACCCGGCGTGGAGGGTGTCGTGAGGCTCCACCGCCACCGCTGGGCGTGGGTCACGGTGACCTGGTCCGTGTGGCCGGTGCACTGCGGGACCACCGTCCGCCGATGCGCGCGCTGCGGGAAGATCTCCACCCCACAAACCTGACACCCGCATTATCCAAGCGGGTGCTCAACAGCCCACGAGCCGCGCAGCCTCAACGCTGTGCGGCTCGTGGCATGTCCGGAGTGAGCACCTGGTGAGCAGCGTGTCGCCTTGCGGAGCCCGTTCTGAATCCCTACTCTCTGATTGGCTGGAGAATTTCCAGCGATAGGCCCGGAGGACCGGCACAGGTCCACGGGCCTTTCGCATGCCCGGACGGAGGCGAGGTGGTCGTCATGGCCACAGGCCCGTGGAGTGCCGAGGACCAGGAAGCTCTCCGCCGCATGGTCGCCGACGGCGTCCCGCAGTCGGAGATCGGCCGACAGCTCGGCCGGACTCGGGGCGCCGTCGCCAACCAGGCAGCCAAGCTCGGCGTCCGGTCCGACCGGACTGACACCGTGCGAGCCACCGAAGCCAAGATCCTCGACGCCCGGGCCATGCGCGCCGACCTCAAGGTCAAGCTGCTGCAGGACGCCCACCGCCTCCGCGAGTCGCTCTGGACGCCGGCCAAGGTCTACAACATCGGCGGCAAGGACAACACCTACACGGAGCACGAGGTCGAGGAACCCCCGTTCCGCGACAAGCTCTCGATCATGCAGGCCGTCGGCACTGCCGTCGACCGGTCCCTCAAGATCGAGCAGCACGACGCCGACTCCGGTATCGCCGAGGCCACGTCGCTCCTCGACCTATTCGCCGCCGCCGTCGGCGAGGTCGCCGCCCAGACCGGCCTGGACGAGACCGAGGAGCCATGAGCACCGCGGCCGTCATCACCCAGGCCATGCTCACCGTCATCGCCACCGGGCTGACCGCCAAGCAGGCCTGGTCGATCGCCCGGGCCACGGCCCGCGTGAACGTCTGGCACGGCTCGATTCGCGCCGGCAAGACCATTGCCTCCCTGATCGCCTGGCTGCTGTTCGTCCGGTCCGCGCCCACCACCGGCGCGCTGGTCGTCGTCGGGCGCACGCGCGAGAGCATCGCCCGCAACGTCTTCCAGCCACTCCAGGACCCGGCGATCTTCGGCAAGCTCGCCGGGCACGTCCGGTACACCGCCGGGGCGCCCACCGCGCAGATCCTCGGACGCACCGTGCACGTGCTCGGCGCGTCCGACGCCCGCGCGGAGATGGTCCTGAGAGGCCTGACCGTCGCCGGCGCGTACGTCGACGAGGCCACGCTGGTCGCCGAGGCGTTCTGGACGCAGCTCCTGGGCCGCATGTCGGTCCCCGGAGCGCGCCTGCTCGCCACCACGAACCCCGACGGACCCGCGCACTGGTTCAAGCGCCAGGTCATCGACCGGGCCGCCACGCTCGGGTACAAGATCTTCAAGTTCCGGCTCACGGACAACACGTTCCTTGACCCCGAGTACGTCGCGCAGATCTGCAAGGAGTACGTCGGCCTCTGGTACCGCCGGTTCATCCTCGGCGAGTGGGTCCAGGCCGCCGGCGCGGTGTACGACTCGTGGGACCCGGACCGCCACGTGATCGCCGCAGCCGACATCCCGCCGATGGACCGCGTGCTGATGTTCGCCGCCGACTACGGCACCGTGCACCCCACGCGTGGCTACCTGCTCGGCATCGGGCCCGACACCCGGGCCGGCCACGACAGTGAGCACCGCCTGTACGTGCTCGACGAGTGGGCGCCCGGGTCCATGACCGTGGGCGAGCACTCCGCGGACCTGCGGCGCTGGCTCGTCGCCCGGCCCCGCTGGGCACCCGAGTGGATCGCGTACGACCCCGCCGCCGCTGTGTTCGGCACGCAGCTGTTCCACGACGGCCACAGCAACGTCATGCGGGCCCACAAGCCCGTCCTGCCCGGCATTCGCACCGTGGCCTCGCTGCTCGCCGTCGACAAGCTCGCCGTGTCCGACCGGTGCAAGAACCTGATCGAGAAGCTGCCCGGCTACGTCTGGGACGAGAAGGCCACCGCCCGCGGCGAGACCGCACCCGTGAAGGCCGACGACGACGAGGCGGACGCGTTGCGCTACGCCGTCTACACCCCCCGCCAGTCCTGGCGCGACCTGATCCCGCTGGCCCCAGCACTCGACACCGCGCCCGGCGCCGGAGAGGAGTAACCCGCATGCCTCTCCCCACCACCGACGCACCCTGGCCCCCCGAGGAGCTCGCCGCCGTCACCCCGCGGCTGGCCGAGTGGGACGCCTGGTACGTCGGCACGCCCGAGCGGCTGGAAGCCGTCTACGGCCGCGGCGTCACCGACTCCCGCGACCGCTGGGACCGGCCCCGCCCCAGCGGGCCGCTCGGCCGCCTCTGGACGCGGATGTGGTGGGGCCGGCAGGCCACCAGCTCCTCCCACCGTGGCGACCACCTGCACATCCCCGTGGCCGCCGACCTCGCGCGCGTCTCCGCGGACCTGATGTACTCCGAGCCGCCTACCATCGTGGCCACCACCGGCAGTGTCCAGACGCAGGAGCGCCTCGACGAGTACGTCGAGCACGGCCTGCACGACGCCCTGGCCTCCGGTGCCGAGGTCGGCGCGGCCCTGGGCGGTCGCTACCACCGCGTCACCTGGGATCCAGCACGCGGCACCGGCCGGTCGTTCGTGACCACCGTGGACGCCGACGCCGCCTGGCCCGAGTTCGAGTGGGGCACGCTCAAGGCCGTCACGTTCTGGCGCGTGGTGCGCACCTCCGGCCAGCAGGTCTGGCGCCACCTCGAGCGGCACGAGCTCGACAGCATGGGCATGGGCGTGGTGCTGCACGGCCTCTACGAGGGCACCACCGAGCGCCTCGGCCACGCCGTCCCGCTCGACGAGCACCCCGACACCGCCTCCTACGCCGGCCGCGTCGACTCCGACGGCGTGCTCGTCGCACCTCGCACGCCCGGCCTGTGCGTCGTCTACATCCCGAACCGCACCCCGTCCAAGGAGTGGCGCACCAACCCCACCGGACGCCACCTCGGCGAGTCGGACTGGGCCGGGCCGATCATGGGTCTGATGGACGCCACCGACGAGGCGTACTCGTCCCTGTGGCGCGACATCCGGCTCGGCAAGGGCCGGATCATCGTGCCGGAGTCCATGCTCGACTCTCGCGGCCCCGGACAGGGCGCGTCGTTCGACCTGGACCGCGAGGTCTACGAGGGTGTCCGTCGCCCCCCGCTGGAGGGCGACACCGGACAGGGCCTGATCACGCCGCAGCAGTTCGACATCCGCGTCGAGGAGCACCTGGCCGCCGTCGAGGACTCGGTGCGCCGCACGATCAGCCACGCCGGCTACGCCAACGCCACTCTGGCCGACGGCACCGACGGCGTCATGACCGCCACCGAGGTCCACGCCCGCGAGAAGAAGTCGTTCAGCACCCGCGACCGGAAGATCCGCAAGGAGATCCCCGCGGTGGCCGAGCTGCTGCGCAAGATGCTCAGCGTGGACGCCGCAGTGTTCGGTGCGCGTGGCCTGGACTGGCTCGACCCCGTCTCGGTCTCCTTCCCCGACACCGTGCAGGACTCCGCGCTAGTCATGGCCCAGACCGTGCAGGCGCTGTCCACCGCCCAGGCCGCATCGACCGAGACCAAGGTCCGCATGGTGCACCCCGACTGGGACGAGCCGCAGGTGGCCGAGGAGGTCTCCCGCATCCTGTCCGAGGCCCCGGGCCCGCTGCCCGACCCGTTCGCGATCGGGCAGCAGCCAGAGCTGGAGCCGAGCGCCGGGGAGTAGCCCATGCCGCAGTGGATCCCGGACGACCGCGACGGCCTGGACCGCCTCGTCGCCGAGCTCGTGGAGCTGTTCTCCAGCGCTGAGCGGCGCCTGGTGGCCGCCGTGGCCATGCAGGTCCGCGCAGGGCTGGCGGCGGACGAGTCAGCACCGCAGCGCATCCTCAACCTCGGCACCCTGTCGGCCGAGGCCTACCGGGTCGCCCGGTGGCTGCAGCAGACGGCGCCCGAGGTCCTGGACCGCGT